ATGGCAGGAAGACCTAGAACTAAGATGAGCATAGAAAACAGAGCCAAACAATTTATGCCTTTTGCAGCATTGAAAGGTTTGCCTGATGCTTTGGCGGCAAAGGAGAAAATAGTAGTTGAAAAAATTGAACTTTCCAGTGACATGGAAGAAGAATTGGACCGAAAAATGCACGGACTATGCAAAGGGATGATTGCTACAGTAGTTTATTTTGAAAATTATGAATACCTTAAGGTTACAGGGATGGTGGCAAAGATTGATATTGATAATAGATTACTTCAGATAGTTGACCATAAGATTAGTTTTGAAAATATTTATACTTTAGATTATATTATAAGTTATGGTATTGAAAAATAGAGAGTACCTAGATACAAAGTATTGAAAGAATATATTTTTAATTAATAGGAAATGAATTTCACCGTGGGGCAGATATGCTTGGTTGGACATTGGAAGAATTAATAGAAAATACCATTGAGGCATTAAAGACATTTAGACCGTAAAGAGTTAAGAATATAAAACATAAAGAATATAGAATATAAAAAATAAAAAAGTATACTATAAGTATATGTGTATGTGGTCTTCATATTCACAGCATATACTTATAATATACAAACAAAAAAACACCCCCCGATAAACGCTTTATTTATCGGGGGGAGTATAATTTGACTAGCTATCCATAGCTATCCGTTGCTATGCGTAATATACAAGTAATATACAGAATTAAATCATATTTATATCATCAATTAATATCTGAATATCCAGATGTACATAGACATCATCTGTAATGTTATTACTGGAATGACCTAATATTTTTTGGCGTTCCAATAATGGAATCCTTGCTTCTGCAAGAAGTGTTGAACAGGTATGTCTGCCATCGTGTGGCGTATGCTTTTCCATTCCAATTTCTTGCAAATATTCATTAAAATTTTTTAAATAACTGCCATAGTCAATATGAAAGTCTTTTTTCCTTCGGGATGGAAATAAAAAAATATTGCCCTCATTTGACTTATCAATGAAATAGTTGAATAGTGATTTGATTTTTCTATGCATTGGAACGATTCTGTTTTTTCCGGCTTTCGTCTTGATTCCTTCAATAAAATAATTGTCCTCAATAAATATGTTATCTTTCCTTATCTCTACAAGCTCCGCTGGACGTAATCCTGAATAGATGGTAATTAATATCATTTTGGCGACATCCTCTTCCTGATGATTCCATAACATAGATATTTCTTCTTTGGTAAACGCTCTATGCATTTTTTTATCTTTGTTTGTATACATTTTTTCGCACATAGCAATCTCGTTAGCCTTTATATACTTCATCTTATAAGCTAAGTCAAGAACGCCATTAAGCACATTGCTTATTTTCATTACGTAAGAGAGAGAATATTCTGATAGGCTATCCATTATTTTTTGAATTTCTACGGAAGTGAAAAACGTAATAGGCTTATTATGATATTCTTTTAATTTTGAAAAGCCATTACGGTAACCTTTTAGTGTAGACCTACTGAAATTTTTAGGTGATTTTTCTTTTCGTTCATACCATTCTTGATATAATTTTTCAAACGTTGGTACAAATTCAACTTTTCTTTTTGGCTCTTTGGAAATTTCGATTCCAACAGTTCTATTGGCGTTGTATTCGCCAAGAGCAATATGAGCTTCTTTAGATGTTTCGTAATAATTCAGGTAAGCGTATTTTTGCCTATAGCGCTCTTTTCCTTCTTTATTAATATAAAGCTCATATCCTGTAGTAATTCTTACTGCATAAGGTTTTCTTCTGCCTTTTCCCAAGTAAATAATACTCCCATATCCATTAGGTAATCTCATATCGTATCTCCTCTCTCCCTAAAAAGGGTACAAAAATAGCGCTAGCCGTTTGACCTAGCGCCGTAAAGATGATACAATATCGTTGTGTGTAGTGTGGTATCGAAAGGTATCATCTGGAGCTGGTCTTTATGGGCTGGCTCTTTTTTATTTTATTTATTTGTAATAGTTATGTATTTTGCCTTAATAATTGGAACTTCATCATCCGTATTGGTTAACGCACGTTCAATCTTCTTAGTTCCGTCGTATGTTCCATAGATTACGATAATATCATCTTCCAATAGCTTAGTATCATCCGATTCTCTTTCGTCAGTAAATACAAATTCGTTGTTCATCCAAGTATCATAGTCGTCGTTCGTGTAGCTTCTGTAATATTCGCTGTCGTCGAATAAGCCACCGCCGAATTTCTGATAAATTTTTACAGTCACTTTGATTTTTTTACCTTTGTATTTATCAGGATAACGAAGAATGTCTTTGTAGTTGTATTCTTTGCATTTATCAATAAAGGCTTGTTTTTCTTTTTTAGCATTTTTCTTTTTAGTAGTTGCTTCTTCTTTTGCCTTTGTTGATTCTTCCTTAGTCACTTCTTTAGCTGTTTGAGTTGTTGCGCTTTCAGTTGTTGTAGGCTGTTCGGAGCTATCGTCGCCCGATAGTAGAGCTATTCCGAACCAAAGAAGAGAAATTGCAGTTAATATAATTTTCTTCTTTTTTGAGTAGTCTTTGCATTTCCACCATAGGAGCAATATTCCTACTGGCGGAAAGATAAATAGCAATAGCCAAGTTGCTATCTTCATTCTTTTTGATGTTTTCATTTTTTTACCTTCCTTTCTTTTGCAAAAATAAAATTAAAAAATATAGATATAATATCTCTTATGATAGAGATTTATATATGGAACAAACGAACAGAGCAGAATATAAGCTGTCGGCAGTTAGCAAAGCTCACTGGATTATCAAAAACGACTATTAATAATTTGGAAAATTATAAAACCTCGCCAACTCTTGATGAGCTTTCCATAATAGCTAAAGCGCTTAACTGCTCATTATACGATTTGTTTAAAGCATAACATTTTTCTGCCATAAAATCTCACTTTTACCAGAAATGTCCATATATAAGGACATTTTCCCAAATAACCTTTACAGAGGAATTAAGCTGTGCATATAATGTGTTTACATTACACACACATAATAAGGAGGCATAAAAATGATTAAGCCCAAAGATAAAACAGTTGAAGAACTACAAGATGAAATTGTATCAATTATTAAAAAAATATCAGATACAAAAAAATTGAAGTTTTACAAAAATTTTATCTCGCAAATCGAAGGAGTGGATTAGTCCACTTCTTTTTTTGATAAAAAGTCAACCATATCATCAATTGACTTTTTATCAGTAGCGCTCAAATTCATATATTTTTGTATTGTTTCAACAAATCTTGCGTCGTTGGTTCTCTTCTGAATTTCTACTAAAAAAGCAACGTTTTTATCTGAAAAAACAAAAGTTGATGTAATATCCTGTCCTGTTAACAAATAATCTGTTGAGACATCGAAAAAGTCAGCTATTTTTTGCAACTTTTCCGAAGTAGGTTTGTTTTTATCAATTTTGCAAAGAGAACCGCGTGAAATCCCCAGCTCCTTTTCTAATTTGTTTATTGATATTTTACCTTTCGCCAAATCTTTAATTCGTTCATATATCGTCATATGATATTCCCTTCTTTTTTAAAAATTCCGTAAAAAATCACGAAAAAGTCTTGACATCTTGTAAAATATTACGTAATATATAAGAGTAAGCCCTGAAAATATTACGGAACACAAAAAGATGCCTGGATGTGTTTTTGTAAAATAATGTGGTAATTAAAATTATAGAATATTTTCAGAATAAGTCAACAGTGTTTTGTAATATTTTCAGATTTTTAAAATGAAAGAAAGAGAGGTATAAGATGTTAGCAGACAAAATTAAGACATTAGCAAAAGAAAAAGGTATTTCTGTATGCCAAATAGAAAAAGATTGCCATATTGCTTCTGGTAGCATTTATAAATGGAATCAAATTAGTCCTAGTTGGGATAAAATCCAGGCAGTAGCAAGTAGATTAGGAGTTGATGTTAATGAACTCGCTACACGAAAATAGATTGACAGTAAAGGAAGCAGCAAAGCTACTAGGATGCGGAGAGCAGACGATAAGAATGGGATTACAACAAGGACTTTATAATTGGGGCTATGCAATTAAAACATCTAGCTTTTATACATATGTTATCCTTGCATCTAAATTCTATGATGAAAACAAGATAAAGCCTATTGAAAGGGGTGATTGAATTGGTCTAATTGAATTAACAAAGAGAAAAAAATAAAAACAAAGGAGATTAAAAATGATTAAAGTAGACAAAGGATTAACAAAAATACAAGGGGATATAGCAAGCATTACCGCAGAAGGCGTTGTTATGCTACGTGCTATGCATTCTCTTGTAGTTGAAAGGTTCGGAAAAGAATTTGGAGATGCTATATATAAGCAGATGCTTGAATTGGCAGAATCCGAAAACGTTGAAACAAATGAAAATTCAAATGCGGAGGATTAGATATGGAAAAGAGACTTGAAGAACAAGAAGTAAAAAGAAGAGAGCCTGAATGCACTGGCATACATTCAAGCTCTAAGGTTTTACATCAATTAAAAGAATATCATATTCTTTCGGAAAAGTACAGAATTTTGAATAATTTTAAAAACGTGATTATTGGCGTAATCGTTGGCTCTGTAATGTTACTTAATGGCTGGATAGAACTAGAAAGCAAGATAGGACAGCTATTTGTTGCTACTGCAATGGCTATATTAGTTACATTAATGCTACACTGCAACGATGAATTTTTGAGAGGAGAGTAAAAATGAAAAGATACAAATTAACAATTGAAAAGGACTATACAGAAATCATTTTTAAATTTGACAGAATAAGCACAGCTTCGGAATTTATGAGCGTAGCTTTTGATTCTTGCGATGAAGCAAGCGGAAAAATAAAGATGACTTTAGAAATTGAAGAAGAAAAGCAGGAGGAAGTAAAAAATGAATCTATTCCAGATTAACGACGAAATTGAAAAATGTATCGACCAAGAAACGGGCGAAATATTAGATATTGAAGCATTGAACAACTTATCAATGAAAAAAGACACAAAAATTGAAAACCTTGCTTGTTGGTACAAAAATCTTGTAGCAGATGCGGAAGCACTAAAAGCAGAGAAAAACGCTTTTGCTGAAAGAGAAAAATCCGCAAGAAACAAAGCAGAGCAGATTAAGAGCTATCTTAACTCAGTTTTAAATGGCGAAAAATTTGCTACTAATAAATGCTCTTTATCGTTCAGAAAGTCCGAAACTGTCGAAGTCTTAGATTTTGATGCTTTTCTTGCCGACGAAAAAGCAGAAAATTATTTGAAATATGCTGAGCCAACCATCAATAAGGCAGAGCTAAAGAAAGCATTAAAACAGGGCGAAGCATTCAAGGGCGTTCATTTAAGCACAAGTTCCAATATTCAGATTAAGTAAGGAGGGCAAAGATGAAATTCAGAAAATTAAGAGCTGATGAAATCGACTGTCGAATATCTACTATTAATTCTAATGGATTAAGCTTGCTACTCTACAAGGACGCAAGATGCGATATGAACATTCTTGATGAAGAAGTCGGAGCTATGAATTGGCAACGCTCGCATTCAAGAGATAATGCAAACTGTACTGTATCAATTTACGATTCGGAAAATAAGCAATGGGTAAGTAAGGAAGATACAGGAACGGAAAGCTACACCGAAAAAGAAAAGGGACTTGCATCCGACAGCTTTAAGAGAGCTTGCTTCAATTGGGGAATCGGCAGAGAGCTATATACAGCGCCATTTATTTGGATTAGCGCTAATAATTGCAACTTGCAGGACAAGAATGGGAAAAAGACTTGCTATGATAGATTCAAGATTAAAAGAATCGAATACGACGAAAAAGGCTGTATATCTCAGCTAGTAATCATTAATCAATCAACTAATAAGGAAGTTTTTTCTTATGGAGCAGGCACAGCGCCTAAAACGAAAGACTATACCTATGAAGAATGTATGATATTGATTGACAAAAAGAAATTAGAAGAGTTCATTCCTAACTTTCAGAAGATGTATAATGTTGACGACTTGCATAAGCTGAATCAGTCACAACTTAATGACTTTTTTAACAGGCTATGCAAACAGCCAGCAAGGAGCTAACGATGGAATGTACAGGAAAGCTAACCAATATTAGCAGAGATTGGCACAGCAACAAATTAAATGTTACCTTCTCCCTCAACGAAAGCGTTGAGGGAGAAATTGAAAAGATTAAAGACGTTGAAAAGCTTTCAATTAAAGCTGTCAAATACAGAAAGAAAAGAAGCTTAGACGCTAACGCGTATATGTGGGTACTGCTAAGTAAGATAGCCGAAGTAATTCATAGTAACAAGGACGATGTTTATTTAGAGATGCTATCAAGATACGGCGTTTTTACGCATATCATAGTCAAAAAATCGGTAGTTGATAAAGTTAAGAGCGAATGGCGAACAGTACGAGAATTGGGAGAAATCAACGTCAATGGAAGTCAGGGCGTACAGCTACAATGTTACTTTGGTTCATCAACTTATGACAGTAAGGAAATGGCAACATTGATAGATGGAGTAGTCAGAGAAGCAAAAGAGCTGGGAATAGAAACACTTCCGCCTGATGAATTAAACAGAATGAAACGAGAGTGGAACATTGAAATCAATAGTACAAAAAAATAAAGAATGCTTTGTTTGTAAGAGTGACATTAACCTACACGAACATCATATATTTTTCGGAATGGCTAATCGTAAGTTGTCCGAAAAGTACGGCTTGAAAGTATGGCTATGCGGACGGCATCACAATCTATCGAATGAGGGAATACACTTTAATTCTGAGTTAGATAGATATGTAAAGAGAATAGGGCAGCAAGCATTCGAAAAAACGCATACAAGGCAGGAATTTATGCAGATATTTGGAAAAAGCTATCTGTGAGAAAGGAACAAAGATGAACAAGGTCATATTAATGGGGCGATTAACAAGAGACCCAGAGGTTAGATACTCAACGTCAGGAGATAACCAGTTGGCTATCGCAAGATATACGCTAGCAGTAGATAGGCGTTATAAGAGAGATGGAGAACAGACAGCAGATTTTATCAGATGCGTAGCATTTGGTAAAAGCGGTGAATTTGCTGAAAAATATTTCCATCAGGGAACTAAGATAGTTGCCGAAGGTCGTATTCAGACAGGCAGTT